TTTTTTAGGAGCACTCACGCTCTCAACGTCATATTTTCCTAAATGACGCTCAATCTTATCAAGTTGTTCATCTGTTAGCTCATGAGCTAACTTTACACGAAACTTATAGGACTGTTTTGATTCTTTTAAGTATTCTTTATAAGATTTCATTTAACATTCTCCGCTACTATTATTTATCGTTTTCTTTCATTTTAGCCATAATTTCTGCCAGCATACTGCTTCTATCACCGATAAATTTGCCTTCTATTTCTTGAGGATCATCTTCTTTATCAGACAAGCTGGCATCTACTTTACGGGTATCAAGATCTAACTTTGCTTTGCGCATTTGTAGTTCAATCATCTTGAGTTTTTTGTCCATTTTTGCTTGCTTTGCTTGTAATGCTGCACTTATCATTTTGCTTGCACTATCAAATATAGGAGCAGCATGTCTATCTTCTACATTTTTTCCTAGATCAACTAGATCTTCAAATGTTGCCATTGCTTTAGCAGCATACTCATCCATTTCTCTATCAAGTTGTTCTAATCCTTGCACTATAGGTAATGCACTATCCACTCGTTCAGCAACTTCCATGGTGCCTTGTGTTAATGCAATTTCATTTTTAAAAATTTCTGCATTGACATCATCTGTCCATGCCTGGGTAAAATCTCCCTTAACAACTTTATTTCCATCACAATCATATTCCCAAGGACGATTGTCAGGATCCAAATCTATTGGTGGAAGGTTAAATTCTTCTTCGAGTTTCTTTGTCATTTCTTTTTCCTTTTGGAATTTTGAGGTTTGTTGAATATCTCATTTTCAGTGATTACTCTAAAGCCTAAACCTTGTGACTTACACCAAGCTCTTGCAGCTTCCCATTTAGCGTGGTTTACAACAGCAGCAAGTTTTTGATCTTGAGTTTTTGCTTCTCCTAGTATCTGTTTACTTGGTTTAATCTCAATTATCTCTGCGTGTTGGTTGTTGTTTCTATCGTTGTATACCAGTAACAAGTCAGGAACATATGTTGTTTGTTTTCCGGTTAAAGGGTTTTTATAGGGAATTCTGTGTGTTTCACTTCCCCATGCAACAATACTAGGATGCGCATCGCACATTCTAAATACTGCTAACTCCCATCCGCTTCTATATCTAGGTTGTCTTTTACCAATATATTTGTCAGGATTAGTTAGCGTAAACAATCCATTTTGAAACTTTGCCATAACAGTATTTAGTTATTAACTTTTTGGTAATACTCGTCAAAAAATTGTTCTTGGGTTGATCCAGATCGTATATCAAATCCTTCATACATAAAACTAAGATTATACTGTACTGGTGCACTCTCTGAATAATTAAGGGTATCTGCTTGTATACTTTGAATAAAAGGGTTGTATATGGTAATGACGTTTACATCTTCAGGACTGGAGGTTCTTACAATTACAATATTTTTGATAAACTGTTTGTTTGTGCGTAATTTTATACCTGCTTGGCTATTGCCTGTTGAACTGGAAAACTCTTGATTAAGTAAGTCATAATTAAATGAGTCCACATCATCCACTGTTAGTGCTTGTGCAAAATAGTATCTGCTATAATTTTTAATAAATTCTTCAAATTCTCCACCAACATCATCATATACTGATAACTGAATGGGTGTATAATCTAAACCTGTTTGCACTACACGTTTTTTGTTGTATTGATTTAGTGTTTGTGTTCTGGTAGTATAACTGGGCATACCAACACTTGATATTTTGTTTAAAGGAAAACTCTTGTCGGCGCCATCGGTACCGACAAGAGTAATAATTACAGCAAATTGATATCTAGATCTGGGTATAAATGACTGTATTTGGCCTGGGCCGCTTGTAGTATATAATTGAGCGGCGGCATCAGCTAGATATTTACTGTATCCCATGTTCTAATTAACCACGTGATGAGGCTGAATCACCTGTACCAGCAGTAATTGCTACACCACTAAGTTTATCTGCACCTTCAATTACATGTGCTGCATTATCGTAACGGATTGTAATTGTACACTGTACAAACTCGCTTGAGCTGTAGTTTAAATCGCCATATTGGATACTAGGAATAAAACATCCTACTAATTCCCATTTGTCAAGAACACCTGCATCACCTTCATCATGTGCACCATCAAGTGTTTCGATTTCCATCTTAAACTTGTAGCTTGAACCTGATTTAGATGAACTTTGTGTTGCATGGTTAACCTGGTTGGAAAGTTGATTTCCTAATTCTTTAATTACATCACTGTTTACATCGTCACGAACAACGAGTGTAATATCCTGCCATGTATGTTTGCCAGCTAAACGGATCTTGGAGTTGTATACATCAATAGTAACATCTTCATGATCTAATGCTGGGCGTGTTACACTGATAACATTCTTAGTTACTAGTGCCCCATTGTTACTGTTTCCCAAGTTTGTAAACTTAACACGGAAACGGTACTGTAGCTTTGGCATTAGTGTTGATTCCCCACCACCAGAAACTGGTACGCCAAAATTTGTTATTACAGCCATCTTAAATCTCCTTTTAAAAAGTATTTGTTATACTATTATTTATGCAAAACAGTCAAAAAAGAACAGCGCCTATTTCTAGACGCTGTCCTTGTTATTATACTATTAGTTTATTAGCTAAGTTCGCCTGTGTTAACAATGCGAATTGGGATATAGATAAATTCAGCCGCTTTGGTTGGCTCAATTGCAATATCAATATACAATTCATTTGCATCAATTCTTGCAGGTGTGTTATTTGTTGTATCACACACCACTGCAAAGTCATACACACCACGTTGTGCTAGGATATTTGACATAAATCCATCAAATGTTCCTTTGGCATTTGAACGTGTGTTTGCATCATTTGGCTCAAACAAGTAAGGTCTGCCAATAACTGCAAAACGCTCTCTCAAGTATGCTGTTAAACGTGCTACGTTTACACGATCCAATGCACTTGCGCCACTGTGTAGGGATTTTTGTCCAAAAACAACAATACCTTCTGCTGGGAAACGAGCAATTGGGTTAAGTTTTTTAACATACATTGCATCACGTGATCCTTGTGTTAGTGATGTAGCAACAAATTCGCCCTCACTGTTTAAGTAACCAACGTTGGTTGCATTTTGTACAACACCTCTTGTTAGGCCAGCTGGAGCAAACCACTGGAAGCTAACATTATCGTTATAAGCATATGTGTATAGTACACTGTGCGAAGCTGGAGCAACAACATTTAGACCACTTACTGGGTCAGTTGTTAGTACACTTGGATAATAGGCTGCTGCATATGTGTTCTTGCCTACTAGGCCAGCTTCACCGTTTTCAGTTGCCGCAGTACCGTCAATCCATGTAACTGCTTCTGTAGGGTTGATACGGAAAGGTGTATCAACAATAATAAATGCTGTTTCATTGCGATCACTGTTTAATGTAACCATCTCATCAAACATTTCTGGATATCCAGGAGCTGCAATTAAGCGGAATTGGATATTCTCTTCACGAAGTTCAGTTGCTGCTGCACTTGCCTGCATAGCCGCAGTAATAACTCTGCGTTGTGCTAAACGACCAAATGAACCTGAACCGTCTGCCTGGTTACCGGCATAGTTGCGCCATTTCCATGCAGTTGCTAGTGAGCTGTCATATTTCTTAACAGTGTTAGCTGAACGACACATATTGATTGATGTAATGCCAACTGGATAAACAAGTGGGTTAGGTCCACCAGCTAGTACACCAGCTGCAGCAACATAAGCACCGCCTACGTTTGCTAAGTCTGTGATGTCACCAAATACAACACCAGCACTTGTGCTTTGATCTGTGTTGTCTTTTGCTACCCATGCACTACCGTTATGTCTGTAGATTTTTGGAATTGTTGCATCATCTGTATCAATCCAATAATCACCGTCTGCTAGAGCGCCGCCTGATTTGTCTGTTAGCGGAGCAGAAGTTGTATACTGTACATCACTTGCTTTAACCCATTTTTGTACGCCACCGTCTAGAGCTGCTTCATAAATGTCTAAGTCGTTTACGTCTGGATCAAACCAAATTGTGCCGTCTACTGGGTTACCAGTTGGCTCAGATGTTGATACGTTCATTACATAACCACCAGTGGCAATTGCCGCTGATGTTGCAATGTCGTCCCATTCTTGTGCTGCTGTATCGTCCCAACGTTTGATCTGTACTAAACCGTTTGCTGAGTCAATAGCTAACCAAACATCTCCATCAACCAGTGTGCGAGCTGCACCTGCTGTACCGTCTTGGTTAACGTCGGTATTAATACCTGTTGGTGCTGTACCAATTATGTTAGCATAGACTGGAGTTTTAGTTACAAATTTTCCTGTAGCAGTTGTATATAAAGCAATATCAACTTTAATTCCACTACCTGGAGTTGTGGTCTTGATCCAAATATCACCGGCTGATGGTGAAGCTGGAACAGTGTAATGTGGGTCGAATGAAACAGTATTTGCAGAGAATCCACTATCTAACGCATCCCATGCGCCACTTACACCTAGGTAATAAATGATTTGTGTTTCTGTTGCACTATTAACAATCTCAACCAAGTAAGAACCGTTAACCACTGTTGCTGTTGCGGCACCTGCTGTAGCTACAACTTCAACTGTTGGAGTTTGTGCTACCCATGCACCGCCAGCACTATATTCATAGATGCCGTAGTTAGAGTTAGTTGGGTTAACCCAATATGTTAGGTTAGCTGCAGGTCCTGTTGGAGCTGCTGACATCGGGCGCAATTGTGAAACGTTTACATTTGCATTAACAATGTAAGCTGCTGCACTTTGGCCTAAAAAACTATATGCCGCAAGTAGACCATAATCG